GACTGCAGGAACAGCTAGTGTAGTGCCATTGTCGTATCCTGATGGTGTAACAATTATAGTTACAAACGCTACTGCAAAGTGGACATCGGCTGAAACTATAACCGTTACGATTAAATATACAATCGACTAACCATAATGGGGGTGTAGGCAACTATGCCCCCTTCACACAAAGGAATTTATGAATAAAGTTAGTGTAGCAAATCTTGCCTTATCTAACTTAGGGGAAGCTCCTATTCAAAATCTGAATGATAATAATGCAAGAGCAAGAATATCAAGTGCTAGGATTGATGATGTGATCCGTACAGTCCTAAGAGTGCATGATTGGAACTCAGCAATGAAAAGAGTTGCATTGACCAAATCCAATGACCCTCTATTTGGATGGAACTCAACATTTCAGTTACCTGCAGATTATATAAAAGTTATTGAAGTATGGCCTGTTTCAAGATACAGAGTACAAGGAGCAGAAATACTTTCAAACGAAGATACATTAAATTTATTATATATCTATGAACCAGCAGATATAAACTCTCTTGATGTGCTGCTTGCAGAAGCAATGGCTCTTAAACTTGCAGTAGAAATGGCAGAGACTCTAACTGGTAAAGATGGATTAAAAGATAGAATGATGCAGAAATATTTAATGGCATTACAGGATGCCAGGTCTGCAAACTCCAAAGATAAGACACCAGAACACAGGGAAGAATCTACATTCTGGAATGCAAGGAGAAGGGCATCTGGTCAACCACATAGAACATGGTCAACGCCATCTACAGGCTATGCTGTTCTTAACAATTTTGTTCCTCCTGAACCGTGATAAATGATATACGAATTTCATCAAGCTCGCTTTACTGAAGGAGTTTTAGCAAAGAGCCTTCAGGGGAGATCAACAGAAGAATTCTATAATTATGGTGTAAAGTCTGCAGAGAATATGATCCCTCTTATGGAGGGTCCTATGATTAAAAGACCTGGCACTGTCTATGTTTCTCCTGCTGGCAATACAACCTCAAGGTTATTCCCCTTCTACAAAGGTGGTGAAGAAGCCTATGTTGTAGAAGTTGGATATGACACAAGTGCAAGTGCAACTACAAAGACAAATTGTACTTCCAGCGGAACTCCTGCAACTACAATCACACTAGCTGGAGGGCAAACAACTGCCGATCTATTTGTTGGTCAGCATGTTTATGGAGCAAATGTTGATGCAACTGCTGGTTATCCTACCAATAATTTAGAAAACTCCACTCAAATTGCTACTATTTCTTCTACAACAGTATTTACTTTAACAAATGCTGTAACAAGTGGTCTGACAAGTGACACACTTAATTTCAGCAACAAACCCTTCATACGTATATACTCACAGGATAAGTTGCTTAATGTACAAGGTACAACCACTTCATATGTAGTTAAATCTCACAGGTGGGTTATTGATCCAACTGCTACTAATCCAATTGATGAGATTGCACAGTTAAATGTAACACAAAGTGGTGATGTGTTGTTCTTTTCCTGCCCTACAAGAACTCCCTTCATGCTTTCCAGAACACTAGAACCCACTAATGCACTCCGAGCAGAAGATAATAGTGTCTGGACATTAAGCGAATATATTGCTGAAGATGGCCCTTACCAGAATACAAATGCAGATAATGACATAAGTTTTCTTATAAGTGGATCAACAGTAGAAGAAGAAATTGCTGCAGTTACATTTGATGTATCTAATAATTATATCGTTGTTGCAAATCATGGTCTGCAAACTGGAGAGAAGATTAATCTGTCTGTTGCAGATACTACAAGTGATATAACAGGCAATACACAGATTATAGTTAAAAATGGGACTGTTGATCCTACAATTACAACAACTGTTACTGCTTCTAATCCATCTTCAACAATATTAGAATTTGAAACAGAAAAATCTCATGGCTTGCAGGATAATGATATTATTCAATTTGGCAGTACAGCCGATCCTGTAGATTTGCCTGGAGGGATAACAGCAGGAACAGATTACTATGTCCATACTGCCCAATATTATACTTTTCAAGTAGCTCCTTCAGAAGATGGTACTGCTGTTGTTTGGACAGATGCGGGGGCAGATGTCTTTTTTGGTTCAAATAAAGAAACCGAATATGGAGAAGGAGATCTCCTTTTAGGAGAACATCCTAATCCGCCATCTCCAGCAACTCCCTTCTCATCTAATTCAGGTGTTGATAACCACTTTTATGTAGTATATTCATCTTCTACTTCATTACAAATATCAGATGCACCAACAAATAAATCATTTGATATTGGTTATCGTGATCGTGATTCCTCTGTTCCTCCAATTACAGGTGTACAATTCACAGGTAAATGCACTTTAAAACGAGTCAAACATGAAAGTGGCACCGATATTACCATAACATCAAGAGTTAATTTATCTACTGGTTGGACTAATGCAAGTGCTACAAATGGAGGCCAGACCTTTAGTGATGCAGATATAGGCAGGATGATGAGGTTAAATCCTCTTGCTGATACTGCAACCAGGCGAGGTGGTATTCGGTGGGGGTGGGGTAAAATCACCGCTAGGACTAATGATTACACCATCACAGTAAAGTTAGAGACAGACCTATCCACGAACCCTGATACAACAAATGGGACCCCTGAGTGGCGATTAGGAGCTTTTTCTGGACTTACTAATTACACAACTGGAGTCTTTGATGGTACTGGCTATCCAAAAATTAGCCAGGTATATCAGCAGAGGTTTGTATTTGCAGCCACAAATTATGAACCATCTACAATATGGCTTTCTAGATCAGGGAACTTTTATAACTATGCACCAACTGAATTAACACAACAGGACACTCCAGTAATTACAGGAGGCATAGCATCGGAAGTTATTTCTGATTCTAATGGACTTAATTTTACTATTGATTCTGATACTCTTGATGAAATCAAGTGGCTTGTTGATTCCAAGAAACTTGCAATTGGAACAACTGCAGGAGTATATTTCCTCTATGGGACAGAAACAAATCTAGCTGTTGTACCAACAAGATTTACAGTAAGTAGAGAAACTTCATACTCTGCATCAGATGTGTTACCTGTTATTGTGTCAAATGTACTTATATATGCACAAAGAGGAGGCAGAGAAATACAGGAACTTGAATTCTCTGGTGCAGAAGATCAATGGTTACAAAGTCGTATCTCAATGAAAGCATACGATATGATCTCTACAAGTAGTGTTGTTAAACTTGCATGGCAGGAAAGGCCTAATCCTATCATATGGATGATAATGGAGAATGGTCAGGTGTTATCGTTAAGTTATGATCGTGGAGTAAAATTTAAAGCATGGTCAATACATACCCTTGGCGGAAGTTATCAAGGAGGAATTGCAAAAGTCGTAGATATAGCAATAATACCTAGAATAGATTATGATCAAGTATGGCTTAAAGTTAGAAGAACAATTAATAGTGTTGATGTTGATACTATTGAGATATTCGACCGATTCCCTTCAGAAAATGTTATAACAAGAAATGAACTTGTATTCGTGGATTCTGCAAAAATACACAAAGCATCCGAGATTGTAACAGGCACAGCAACTGTAAATGGGTTACAAGAAATATCTGCTTTAGTAAATGGAGGATCACAATCAGGAACTGCTCTTACTGTCGATGGGCTAACTGCTGTTCCATCAGTAGGAACAAAATTCACAATAGCAGGAGATGATACTGAATATACAATTGCAGCCTCACCAGCGAGCACAATTACTTCATTAAAAATATCTCCAACATTAGCAGCATCCCCTACCAATAATGCATTAATTAGTATTAAAACACTTACTGTAGATGGGGCTACTACTGCACCACCAACTGGCACAACATTTTATATAAGTACAGACCCTACGTTATATACAACACTTGCAGGAAGCACATCTACATTATGGAATTTAGATCAGGCATTAGTACAGAATGCAGCAGATAATGTAGTTCTTGATGTTCGTTTAAAGATTCTTACTGTTCCACATTTAGAAGGCGAATCAGTAGGATTATGCACAAATGGTATGGAGCATGCCAATAAAACTGTAACTAGTAGTGTATATCATGCAACTACCAATCCACATGTTACTTCTGTAACTCTTAATCACTCTCTTGCAAGTACTGCTGTATCAGGATTATCTTATACTGCACAAATGGAAACATTGAGTCCTCCTACTCCTGATAATCAATATAATTTTCTCAAACGATTGCTTACGCTGACAGCATTGATACAAGATAGTTTGGGAATAGAAATAGAATATAACGATACTACTGAAGAAATACTATTTAGGTCAACTCAGCAAAATACTGGAGAACCTATTGATTTCTTTAATGGTTTTAAAAAGGCGTCACTTTCAGGAATAGGATGGGAGACACATAATGTCGTAATCCGTAGTACTAGTCCATTGCCGATGCAGATAAATTCATTGTCTCTTGAAGTAGAAACAGGAGGAGCGTGATGGATTTATGCAAACCAGTTAGTTTTAAACCAACACGATATACACAAGCACAGTTCAGGTATGGGATTTCAAAGTTAGAAGACCTGATTAATAATGATGATGATAACTCAGATTTGGTTGTAAGAGAAAATCCTCTCAAAGAACGATTTTTGGATCACCAATATATAAGAGAAGTGTTTAATCCCGCAGGTCAGTTACTAGTTACAAAGATACATAAGGTCGAACATCCTTTCTTCCTATTACAAGGAGAAATGTCTATTATTACAGAGAAAGGGGAAGAGCATATATCTGCACCTTATTATGGAGTGACTGCTGTAGGTACAAAGCGGATCATATACACACACACAGATTGCGTATTTGTAACAGTTCATGCTACTGAGTTAAAAGATACAGATAAAATTGAGAATGAAGTGATTGCAAAAGAATACACTGAATTAGAGGAACTATGACTTATATTGCAGCAGGAGCAGCCATATTACAGTTGGGTGCATCATATATGGGTGCGCAAGCAGCTAAAGCAGCATCTCAATTAGAAGGAGATGAATATGATTTGTCTGCTATACAAACCCTTCTTACTGCAAGATACAATTTAGGTAATATTATCGAATCAGGAATGATTAAACACGATAGTATAATGGAACAAGGAGCAGATAAAGAGGCATTACTTAAAAGAGCAGGGAAGTTGCGATTAGGTAAAACGGTTGCTACTATTGGCGCAAGTGGTGTTAGAATGGATAGTGGAACAGCAAACCAGCAAATTATAAAAAGTGGCTTAGATAATGCTTCGCAGATACTTGCCAACCAGGAAGAATTAAATGCTGCAATATCAGGACTTGAGACTAATGTAGGTAAACAACTTGAAGAAACAAGAGTTAAAGCACTTAATGATTACAATAAACTGAAACGAATGGCTAAACTTGCACGAGAAGGTGGTAATACTGGACATTTTGCTACAATGATGACAGGTATAGCTGGAGCAGCAGGAACCTATACTAATTTAGGTGGTAATTTCTCTGAGTTTCAGATTCAGGAAACAGGCGGAGGCATGGATACAGGCGGAGGCACACTCTCTGATGATTACAAACCAGGAGGCAGATAATGGCAGAAATAATACAACACGAAACTCAAGAAGCACAACTATTAAAGTCAAAAAGATCGCCTTTTACTGCTAAAGCACATGCGCCTCAACCATTGAGGGAGGCTGGCTATAATAAGCGGTTAGAAGCCGATATGTATGGTAAGGTTGGAGGTGCTGTTGATAGAGTAGGAAGAGTGGTCAAGGCATATTCTGATGCAAAAGATGTTACTCTTGCACGTAAGACAATGAAATTGATGGATTTTGATCATACTCAAACCATGCTAACCCTAACGGAGCATTTACCCCAAACTGATCTTGAAAATTTAGATTTAAAGGATACTGTAGCAAGGTGGGAATTCAGACATGATAAAGATAGTGACGGATTTAAAATTGGGAAATCAGATAGTGCTGGTAAGCCTACTCATAGGGTATTTTCTAAGAAGCTAGATGATTACGATATTCCACACAGTCAAAAAGATGCTCTGGAAAAGCACTATAATAGTTTGGAGAAACAAAAAACAGAT